CGACGACGGAAGCTGGCATTGTTTCAGCTGTAACAGTCACGCTGGAGGAGGACGAAAAGTGAGCGACCCAACACCGAGAGAGTTTGTTAACGGATCGCCTCAAGCAATCGCCCGAAGAAACTTGACTGAAGATACTTGTCGGAAGTGGGGGTATTGGATGGGCAATGTGAACGGACAGCCTGTACAAATAGCTAACTATAAAACAAGAGACGGTAAGACTTGTGCACAGAAGCTACGGTTTGCTGACAAGAGTTTCGCTACTAGAGGAGAGCTGATTGGATTATATGGTCAGCACTTGTGGCGAGACGGAGGCAGACGAGTGGTTGTTACTGAGGGTGAGGTGGATGCGTTGAGTGTATCCCAAGCTTTCGATAACAAGTGGCCAGTCGTCAGTGTACCTAACGGAGCAGGAGCAGCTAAGAAGTTTGTTGCTCAAGCTATCGATTGGTTGGACAGGTACGATCAAGTGGTGTTCTGCTTTGACATGGATGATGTCGGACGAAAGGGAGCAGCAGAATGTGCAGCACTCTTAACACCAGGTAAAGCACACATCGCAGAGCTACCACTAAAGGACGCTAACGACATGCTAGTTGCTAACAGAAGTAAGGAGTTAGTCCAGTGCTTGTTCGACGCTCGTGAGTACAGACCGGACGGTATCGTAAACGGTAAGGAGTTGTGGGATGTTATCTCTCACAAGGAGGAACACAAAAGCAAACCGTATCCGTTTATCGGACTGAACAGTATCACTCACGGGATGAGGTTGGGTGAACTTGTAACTGTTACTGCTGGTAGTGGTATCGGTAAGAGTCTGTTCTGTCGTGAGATAGCACACCATCTGTTAGGAATGGGTGAGACTGTTGGTTACATAGCTCTTGAAGAATCCGTCAGGCGTACAGCACTTGGCATCCTTGGCATCCACATGAACAAACCACTACACCTCGATGATGATATGTTAGACGAGAAGGAGTTACGACCTGCGTTCGATAAGACTGTGGGTAACGGTAAGTTCTACACCTACGATCACTTCGGGAGTATGGAGTCCGACAATCTGTTATCTAAGATTAGGTATCTGATTAAAGGATTCGATTGTAAATGGATATTCTTGGACCACCTATCGATTGTTGTTAGTGGTATCCAAGGTGACGATGAACGCAGACTGATAGATAATACTATGACCAAGCTACGATCTCTAGTAGAAGAGACAGGGTGCGGTATGGTATTAGTCAGTCACTTGAAGCGTGTGGATACCGGACATGAAGAGGGTGGACGAGTAAGTCTGCATCACCTCCGAGGGTCTCAAGCAATCGCACAGCTATCGGACATGGTCATCGGATTGGAACGCAACCAACAAAGCGACAGACTATCCAACGAAACAAAAGTAAGAGTACTGAAGAATCGATTCAGTGGTGAGACCGGACACTGTAGTACATTGTATTACAATATAGACACCGGACGATGCACCGAGGAGGAGAGGGCGAGTACCTTTGAAGAAACAAATAATGAACCATTCTAATTATGAAGTGGAATTATAAATCACCCGTCACGAAGTCTCATGGATATGAGGATGTGATAAATATATTGAGTAAGTATAACAAAGAATATTACATGAACTGCACTGAGGACGAACGGAATCAAATCGTTGAAGAAATATTCAGTGTTTATAGAGGTCGTAATATTTTTCCCATTCAGTACTACAACGAGAAAGGAATATTATATGAAATACATAAAGCTATAGATAAAGATGTTAGTTTCGATGGTGATGTTTTGAACCTGAAATACAACCAAGGTTCTAGTCTGTGTAGGTTTTTATTTCCTAATTTATCAACAGTCGATTGTAAAGGTAGCAGAAACAACTCTCCTTATAGTAAATTCATGGACGACCATAAATTAAAAAGAGCTATAGATTTTTGTTTAAGACATAAAACATCTGATAAACCTACTATGCCAAGCGGAATCAAGGACGGGTTAGAAATGTTAGGAGGGAATGTTGCAACTAATTTCAAACCTATGAACGCTAAAGCTCTTTACGAAAGGTATACACCTAACAACGGTTTGATCTACGATTTCTCGTGCGGGTTTGGCGGTAGGATGTTAGGAGCCTTAACTAGTAAAAACAACTACAGGTATGTGGGGGTTGAACCTAATACCGAAACCTTCAACAACCTTTTAACACTTGGAAGTTATATTGAAAAAGCTACGGGTAGAAAAAATTGCTATAAAATCAAACAGATAGGAAGTGAAAGTCTAACTGTTAATAAAGAAAGTTGCGTAGATTTTGCTTTCAGTAGCCCGCCTTATTTTTCTCTAGAGAAGTACAGTGATGAATCTACTCAATGTTATATAAAATTTCCTACATTAAGTGAATGGTTTGAAGGATATGTTAAACCCACTATTCAAAATATATATAAATTATTGAAAAAAGATAGGTTCTATGCCGTTAATATAGCTGATTTTAAACTAGGAAATGAAACCGTTTGGTTAGTTGATGAGTGGAGGAGGATAAGTCAGGAATGTGGCTTCTCATTTTATCACAAGATTGACATGAAGCTACAAAGTAGGAGGGGCTTAGGACACTGTTCTAAAAATGAAAAAACAAAACAAGAAGGAATATTTGTATTCCGTAAAAATTAAATAAATATGAGAACACTATTCTTTGATATAGAAACTAACGGTCTTGAAGACTTCACTAATCTGACTGACTTACACACGGTACACTGCTTGAGTGTGTACGATCCAATGACTTCTAAGATGGTGACATTTGCGGGAGACAGTATACACCGAGGGTTGCAAGCACTAGCAGAAGCAGACCGTATCGTCGGACACAATGTTATCAAGTTTGATATACCAGCACTCAAGAAGATGTACGGCTTCTCTCCACCCTTGGTTAAAGTTATTGATACCTTAGTATTATCTAGGTGTATCTTCTCTGACTTGAGGAACGAGGACTTCGGTCGTAACAACTTCGACCCCAAACTAGTAGGCAGTCACTCTCTTAAAGCTTGGGGACACCGGATGGGTAAGCAGACTAAGTTAACTTACGGGGAAGAGGATGGTGCGTTCGATCACTACAATGAGGAGATGAAGAAGTACTGTGAGCGTGACTGTATAGTTACACAGTTGTTGTACGATTACTTAATGAAGCAAGAGCCGAGCCGTGTGATGATAGGTATAGAACATTGGTTTGCTTTCATCATCGCTCAACAAGAACGACACGGTTTCAGTTTTGACTTGGATAAAGCAGACAAGTTAACCGCTAAGTTAACCTCTATCCGAGCAGAGTTGAAAGACGAACTGCAACAGATGGTAGCACCAAAGGTGGAAGAGATGAAGAGTCCAGCTGGTTGGTCGATAACATTAAAGGAGGAAGATAAGATAGAAGTCCTCACTGCTGAGACCAAGGTAAAGCTAAAGGAGATGTTGAAAGCTAGAGGGTTGAAGCAGACCTTGTTAAAGGAAGCAGTCAAGAGTGGTAACAAGAAGAAGACTACACTGTTTAATCCAGGTAGTAGGCAACAGATAGCACAAGCGTTAGCTGACCTCGGATACGATCTACCAAAAGAACCAGACGCTACCACACCTAAAGTGGATGAGGGAGTACTGAAGAAGATCGACCATCCAATAGCACAGAAGTTGTTAGACTATCTCCTCGTACAGAAAAGACTGGGTCAGTTAGCAGAGGGTGAACAAGCGTGGTTAAAGTTGGCGAAGCTTGGACGCATACACGGTAGTGTTAATACTAACGGAGCAGTGACTGGTAGGTGTACACACAGCAATCCAAATGTAGCACAAGTTCCTGCTTGTCGTGTGCCTTACGGTGAAGAGTGTCGGGATTTATTCGGTGCGGGTGTCGGTAAGAAGTTGGTGGGATGTGACGCTAGTGGTTTGGAGCTACGGATGTTAGCACATTACTTAGCATTCTACGACGGTGGTCAGTACGGAAAGATAGTAACAGAAGGAGACATCCATACATTCAACATGGAACGAGCAGGGTTAGAGAATAGAGACCAAGCTAAGACCATGATCTACGCTTTGTTATACGGAGCTGGTCCCGCTAAGATGGGAGAGATCATTGGAGGTGGAGCGAAGGAAGGTATGCAGTTGAAGCGTAAGTTCTTAGATAACCTA